GCAAGGTGGCTTTAAGTTAAGAGGCAGAGTTAGCGGTGGTGAAGTTCAGGTTAATCCTGGAGAGTTTGTAGATTTAGACGCAACAGTTGACGATGTTAACAAGGCGATAATGCCATTACCATTTAAAGAGCCGAGCCAGTCACTCTTTAATTTACTTGGTTTTATTGTTCAAGCAGGACAAAGATTTGCAAGTACAGCGGATTTAAATGTTGGGGATGTAAACCCTAATGCACCAGTTGGCTCCACAGTGGCTTTGATAGAACAGGGCAGTAAAGCGTTCTCGGCCATTCACAAAAGGTTGCATTATTCCCAAGGGCAAGAGTTCAAATTACTTGCGGAACTCAACGCAGAGAACCTGCCCGAATCGTTTACATTTTCGTTGTCAGGCAGTAGCGAACAAATCTTCGCGGCAGACTTCAACGATCGCATTGACATCCTCCCTGTCAGTGACCCCAACATATTCTCAAGTACACAAAGAATCGCACAAGCTCAAGCGATATTACAACTCGCCCAATCAGCACCTCAATTTCATGATATGTACCAAGCATATAAACGTATGTATGAAGCAATCCGCATACCGAATATTGACGAGATACTTAAAAAGCCAGAGGAAGCTGTCCAGATGGATCCGATTGACGAGAATATGGCAGTTATGTATGGCAAGCCTATTCGCGCATTCCCTGAGCAAGATCACAACTCTCATATCGCAGTTCACATGCAGTTCTTACAAGACCCATCATTAGGTGGTAATCCTGGAGCTGCACAGATGCAGCCTATACTTATCGCCCACTTAGCAGAGCACATAGCTCTATTGTACAGAGTCCGCATGGAAGCTGGCATAGGTATGGAGATGCCGCCATTACCTGACTTTAAAGATCCTGAATTTAAGTTTGAAGACATTAACCCTGATTTAGATAGATTAATTAGCCAGAGAGCAGCACAAGTTGTACAGGCATCGCCTCAAATGCAACCAATACCAGCATTACAACAAGCCATGCAACAAGGCCAAGAAGGAAACCCACTACAATATGCGCAACAACTTGCCGAGCTTGAAACACAAGCACTCCAAGCTAGGACGCAAGCCCAAATCGCTGCAGACCAAGCTAAAGCACAAGCCTCAATTCAAATTAAACAAGCTGAAGCCCAACAAGATATGCAAATAGATCAGATGAAAGCCCAGCAAGACATGCAAGCAAAAATCCAAAAGCTGGAAGCTGAATTACAATTAGAGCGCGAGAAAAATGCAGCTGATATACAGTTAGAACGAGAAAAGAATGCAGCTGAATTGCAGATGGAGGCAATGAAAAGTGACATATGATATGTTAGCATCTATCGCCCCGATTAACCCGCAAGCATTTGGCCCAGTTATACAACAAGGCCAGCAACAACCACCTCAAGGTAATATGCCCCAAGACGAGATGATGGTTCAATATGTATTAGATAAAATAGAAGAAATTAAAGGCGGCACAGGTCAACGTGGCGGTGCATTAAGCGGAGTTATCGCTTCAATGGCCAAAGGTAAAGGAGCTTAAAATGTGTTTTGGTGGCAGTAAAGGTAGTGGTGGGCATCAGGGTGGTAACTCTAATGCAGAAGATTCCGCAATAAGAAAGCAATTTAGTAAAGAAGGCAAGCCAGCCAAAGAAGCTAGAGCGTATTTTAGAGACAGAGATGCAGGCAAGTTCCTTAATTCAACAAATTACAGGCAAGATGAATTAGGCAATGTTAAAATAGATACAGCTCCTAAGTATTTTGAAGATATGACGATAGCTGAAGTTTTAGAACCTGAAATGTATGACTCTACCAAAGTAAATGCAAATATTACTTTTAAAGAAAGAAGAGAGTCTGACTTAAACAATTTAAGTAAACGAGATGTAATTCAGGCTAGATCTAGATATAATAAATATGGTCCAGGATCCTCTGAGGCTATGAAAGGTAATATTAAGAAATCATTCATTGACATGGTTGATTATGCTGCAGACGGAACAGTTCAGGGATTAGGGCCAAATAAATCTATGGACGAAAGAGGCACAGGTCAACTAGTTCTTGACCCAAAAGCAGCTATAGTTGGGCTGCCTTCGTTTACAGATATTGGCCCATCAGACCCTAAGTATGATGAAACTAGGGAGAGCTTTATAGGAAAAGGCTTAACCAAATTTACTAGAGGTATACAAGAAAATCCTTTAACTCTTATCCCTTATGTTGGCATGGCTAAAAAATTTGCAAACATGTTTACTGGTGGTGAAGAGAAAACAGCAGAGGTTGTTGACACTCGCCCCAAACAAGGAGAGCGATCAAACATAAATACAGACCTCGGATTGCCAGAAGATTTTTACGCCAGATACGAAGGTGATGACCAATATGATATGTTCGGAGATAAAGCATACCCAACAGTTGAATCAAGAGATGCTCAGTTCCCAGATTTTAGATATATAGATAAAAAAGGCGAACCTCAGAAGATATCTTACAGAACCCCACCACCATCAAGCATGTATGTTTATAATTATGGTAGAGATATGCTTAAAGATTATGATGGAATGGAGTATGACCGAGTCCTCAGAGATCTTCAAGATACAAGAATGCTAGGTTTATCAGAAAATGCCAACAGAGCATTAAGTGTACCAATGGAAAACCCTAATTACTCCGCTCTATCAGGCATATCTGATAAAACACAAGCATCCCGTGATGCTAACAGAGCAAAGCTTGCACTTGCCCCTGCTCCAGATAATCAAATTACAACTGCTTTATCTAGTATAATCCCGAATACAAATTTTTTCGATAACAATGATGATGATAACCAAAGAAGCATTGCAACAGGCGTTACGCCAGACATTTCAGAAGACCCATATGCAAATTATGCTTTAGCAGATACAGGTTTGATACCGACTCTTGGCCAAAGCGGATATGGAGGTAGATATTCTTATGGAGCAGCTGCTGGTTCATTACCTAATTCACCATTCTATTTAAGGTATGGATTAACACGAGGTGCAGGGTTTAATCCATCAGTACAAGCTAGATATGTAAACCCTACAAATCAGACTTACTTTATGGCACCAAGAGGTTTAGACACAACCCTTTCAGACTTTCAATTAGCATAAAAGGAAAAATAAAATGGCAGAAGAGAATAGAATACTTTCAGCACCTCCTGGAGGAACTGGGCCATCTCTTGAAGAATTAATCAATCAATCAGGTTTTACTCCCCAGCAAATGGAAATGATGGAGATGATAATGAATGATTTTCCTGATACTTGGAGCATTGCTGAGTTGACAGATATATTCTTAAGTGTAGATTCTCGAGGCATTAATGCAGGAGACGAAATGTTTACAGAGCTTTATGGGGGAAGTTCAGGAATGCAAGAAGCTGAAATGCCAACTTTATCTCCTGGAATGGCAACAGCAATGGAAACAAAAGGAGCTTTACCTTTAGGTGCAACAGGAGTTGTAGCAGGCAGAGATGGCGGAAGAATAGTAACTGGGGGAGTTCCCTCTTTACAGGACATGGAACGAGATGACATGATGAGGTATGATCCGCCAGATTTAAGAAAGCAAGAAGAAATTTTAATGAGAAACATGACAGAAAGGTAATAAGATGGCTGAAGTAAATGTAGAAAATATGGAAGAGAATGCACAGCTCTTTGAAGAAAAAATGGGATTCCCTCACACTGCCTCAGGTGTAGAGTTGACAGACGATCAACTTGTTAACTTCTTGTTGCTTTGCCATCAGTCTATGATGGGGATCGGGGATGATTACGAAGAAGAAATGATGGAAGACGATCACCACGATGACGAAAATGTTAAAGTCAAAGTGATGAAAGTCGGAAGTGGCGATGTTCATGAAGTGATGAACAAAATTCTTGGTGGGTAATGCCAGTTAAAAAGGTTAAAGGCGGTTACAAATGGGGCAACTCAGGTAAGGTCTACAAAACTAAGAAAAAAGCAGAACGTCAGGGCAAAGCTATATATGCTTCTGGCTATAAACCAAAAGGAAGGAAAATAACATGAAATGGATTATGAACAGACTATCTGAGCCGTCAAGCTGGGGTGCTATTGGAGTTGGTGTAATTGCTGTAGGAACAATAGCAGGCATTGGTGAGTTGGTTTTCGTCGGGTTGGGTTGCGCTGTACTTGGCTTGATTCTTTCAGAAGAAGCTAAGAAGTGAGTTTATATAAAAACATTCACGCCAAGCGTAAAAGGATTGCCGCTGGCTCTGGCGAAAAAATGCGTAAAGTCGGAGCCAAGGGTGCTCCAGCTAAAGGTGCTTTTAAAGCCGCAGCAAAGACAGCTAAGAAACCAAAGAAAAAGAGGGCATAATGGCAAAAAAATCAGTAGAAGCTCCCAAAGGTTTTCATTGGATGAAGTCTGGAGCTAGTTTTAAGCTAATGAAAAACCCTGTTGGGGGTTATAAACCTCACAAGGGCGGAAGCAAAAAAGCAACATTTGAAGTCCAAAAGGTTCACAAAGCATAATGGCAACATACAAAGGCAAGAGCGTAAAATTAAATAAACCTCGTCGCATAGGCAAAGGCGAAACAAGTTATGGCAAAAAGAAGTCTGTTGTTTACGTTAAAGATGGTGATAAGGTAAAGCGAGTGACCTTTGGTGATCCTAACATGCGTATAAAAAAGAATCAAAAAGGACGCAGAAGTAATTTTAGGTCTAGACATAACTGTGATACTCCTGGACCAAAAACAAAAGCAAGATACTGGTCTTGCAGGGCATGGTGATATGGCAAAAACAGCAATTAAAAAAGTAGCACAAGCTGAAATAAGAGCAGCAAAAAGTTTTTTAAAGCGCAGAGGTTTAGACACTGATGATGTAAGCCCAAAGAAATTTGCCCAAGCCGCAAAAGAATTAGACAAAGGCTTTGTAGAGACTCTTAGGATTTTAGCTCGTGAATTATCAGGTGGACAAGTTTAGTGGCAGATGCTATTAAAAAAGGTGCAGAGGCTGGCGGTGGGGCTCAGTTTATAGGGAATATCCCCGAATCAAGTATGTATGGCGGAGAAACACTAAGAGATAAAGCCAGAGGTGCTCTTTTTAATTTAGGATTAGATAGGCGCGGAGTGAATACTTTGATTGGAGATATGAGGGCTGATAGTATAATAGATAATATTGGCCTCGCAGATTTAACACCTGCAGCTTTGCCCGCAGTAATACAAGAAGGCTCAAGGTCTTTAAAACAAGGCGATTATGTTTCAGGAATTGCAGACTTAGCTTTCTCTGCATTAGAGATGGCTCCTGGATTTAAACTCGCTTCACCATATGTAAAAAAATTAATAAAAATTATTGCTAACAAAGCTAACAAAGCTGCCCCAGTTGACGAAACTAAAAGAAAACTCATGCAAGGAGGCTTGGCTGCACCTATAGTTGCGAGCTCTGGTATCTTAAGCCAACTTCCAGTCAGCAAAACAGCTCCTGCTATCAAATTAGAAACTTTATTAAAAGAAGGATTGGATGTTTTACCATCTTTTAAAAGTGCAATAAATAAAATAGACATAGCGACTGCAAAAAGTAATATAATAGAAAGAGGCAGCAATCTTCCTGAAAATTTAACAGATAAAGATTATTTGAAAATAGCAGAAGAATTAAAGCTAGATGATATGAGTGATACAGAATTTATCTTGGAGCAAGTAGACGATATAAGAGATTATCTTGATGGTAAAATATCTTTAGACGAAATACCCAGCAATATTGAGTTGCCAAGTGGCGAAAAAATAAATTTTGGGAAAGATGTAATACAAGATTTACAGCAAAATTACAATATGTCTAATGACGAAATAGCTAAATTTCTTAGTGAACAATTAGGTTTGATTGAATAATGAGTTACAAAGGTAAAATCATTTCTGAACTTAGCGATGTGGCATTTAGATGGATCACGTCTGTGGCCAGCAAATTAAATTTTGGAGTTGATGAATTAGACCCAGCATTTTTAAAAACGCTAAAAAACTTAGACATAGAAAACCCAGAAGCATTTGACCTTTACGAAGCTGGCCAATTATATAGTGCTATACAAGAATCAGCAGAAGGATCATCAAACCTTGCTTTAATAAATCCTGGAGATTTTAAAAACCTTGCACGGACTATGGATCATTTTATGAGCACCCCAGCAGGCAGAACTGTGGTAAATGATGAAGTTCTTAGAAAATTAGAAGAGATTGATTTTAACATACCTCGTGATCGTGGCATGCCTTACTTGTCATATGTAAAAGATGCTGATGGCTCAATACAAGTAGTTGGGCATGACGGAAGGCATTTTAATAGAGCTTTAGACCACTTAGGAAGAGAAAAAAGTTTAGTCAGGATGATTCCTGATAAGAAAGTTGAACCTCTTTTAAAAAATGTAGATCCAGAGGCTGTTCTAAAACAAGAAAAATCGTTTAATGAAATTATGGGCCACCAAGAGGTTGGGCCACCAAGAGGTTCTCTTAAAGATATAATAAAAACATTTTTAGCTGCAACACCAGTCGTTGCTAGTGGAGCATTAAGCGAGATTCCCAATGGCGTTGAATAGGGCATCCTTTGGGAAGTTAATGAAGCCCAACAAAAAGAAAAGGAAAAAAGATATGAAGAAAAAAGGTGGAAAGAAAAAAGGCGGCAAGAAAGGTTATTAAAATGACTAAAGACGTCAAAGTATTCGTCAAAGGCATAAGCATGTCTGGAAAGGTAAAGGATGACGATAACAGATCTACTTCAGAAGATAAAAGAGAATCTGGAG